TTTTGTTGTGACTGTGTTTGCCCTGCTCCAAAACCAGTAAATCCCGTTCCTGCTGTAGCTTGTCTTTGTTGCCCCCTCATTCCTATAGCTGCTTGTTGTCCACCAGAATATATATCACCTATTTGCTGTTGATAACCCATGCTAAATTGAGGTAAATCATCTGCAAACTCAGCAAATCTTGGGTCGTTAAGAACACCTTCCATACCTAACTGTCTTAATGCTCCCGCTGCACTGGTTGCAGTACCATACCCATAATTATTTTGAATTGGCATACCTATATTACCACCTACAGAAGTTGTTCTTGGCATAAATCCACGATTTTCTCCAGTTGAATTTGGCTGATTACCAAAAGAAGTAGGGGTATTTATAGCATCAAATCTTTCCTTTTCTCTTTCTTTTATAAAGCCACCGTATTCATATTTTGGCATCATGTTAACCATACCACCGCCTTTAAAATTGTAAAAGTCAGTATCGAATCTAGGGTCAGTAGTTGGACGACTTAACAAATCTTGTAATTCGTATACCTGTGGATAATCTTCTAAATCAATAATTTCCATCATTTGATTACTAAGCATATCAACATTTTCTGGTCCCATAGGTATATTAGGTCTTACTGGAGTTGGTAATGGGTCGTAATTAGATGGTAAAAAATCCCTTAACTGGTCATCTGTTAAGTCTTGCAAGATACCATCTTCTGCTGCTACGCTCATATCTATATTTGCATCTTCCATGGATAAAAAAGGATTATCCGCCATACCTTGCTCTGTAACCTTACTAGCAAACCTACCGCCGGGGTCAATACCATATTTTCTTGCTAAAAAATCTTTTGTTTCACCTATTCCACCAGAAGAAATAAAAGTACCTAAGCCACTTCTAAGTCCTTGGCCAAGAGCTCTTTCACCCATACTCCTCTTAAAATCATCAACACTTCCTTGTAAATTTTCTCTGCTCTCTCTTGCATATTTACCGCCTTGTACTTTTGTACCTTGATACGTGCTTTCTCCGGCGAGTCTACCAAGCCCTCCGCCAATAGCAGAACCTAAAGCAGTTCCTACAGCTGTGCCTACACCTGGTATAGGTATAAGGCTTCCAGCTATTCCTCCAACTGTCCCAAGAATACTACCCAAGCTGCTAGCCCTTGATTGTTTACGTTGAGCTTCCCTTGCGGCTCTATCCAACTCTCTCATTTCGCCTTGATAATCCCTGCGTCTTTTTGCAGCAGCGACCCTACCGCCAAGTTGATAATTGGTACGGTTACCTACCATACCTCCACCATATAATTCCATTAAACTATTTGCCATGATATTCTCTTTTAATTTCTAATAAAAACCATTAATTATCTTGCTATCACTATAGCATCTGCTCTATTTGTACCTGTGATAGAGCGTGTTGTACCACTTGATGTAGTGTATGTTATTGAAGTTAATGCTCCTGCCAATGTAGCAGAGCTACCACCAGTTACACTAAAATCTGTTATTGTTAAAACAACTCTTGCTGGATTACCAAGAGCTCCACCAAACGTAAAATTCTTTGTTATTGTTTTTGAACCTGCTCCAAATCCAGTTTCTCTCGTATCGCTAAATTCTAACTGCTCATAATTAGTTGAAGAAAAAGCGTTGCTTCCATCTGAAGTTCCCGCTCTTATAAATCCTTCTACATTAATATCTCCACCTCTATCTACAACCGATGAATATGTTAAAGTAAATGTTACATCTAACGATACAACGCTTGCTGTAGCTTGGTCGTCAAAAGAGTCATTAGCTGTTTTAGCTGTATTGTATGCTGGAGTAGCTAGGGTTGAGCTAAACACAGCACCTGCATCGTCAAACGATGTTACGGTAGAACTACTTAAAACACTACCTATAAAAATGTTTGCTGTTGGTGTAAAACCTAAACCCGTTTTATTATCAGCAAACATTTGTAAAAATTGAGCACTACTTTCATCTGAACCGGTAACACTATAAGTTTGCATATCTTTCATAATAAACATAACATCGTATTGGTCATCGTCATATTTTGCAAGATTAGCTGTAGCAAAAGAAAAAGCTGAACCAAAATTTAAAGCGGATGCAGGAACAAATTGCATTTGTTTCGGATAATTAAACGTAGACCCATCTTTTGTAAATGTTAATGTTTCAGATGATAACTCACTATATCTTGTAGGCACTTTAGGATTTAATACAAATATTTCAGACTCTTCAGCTTGGTCAGCATCAGTAGTTCCGTTGACACCTCTTCTGACTGTCAATGTATTACTAGATATACTTCGTACTTGCATTTCTTCTGCGTTAATTCTTATGAAATCACCTTTTGTCACTTGAGTTGCATCTGTAACATCCACACTTACATCTCCCGCTGATAAATCTTCATCTAATATTGCAGATATTTTTTGTAATCTATCTGATACTTTTATTCTTTCTGAGCCTCCAGAAGATGTTATTTGTACCGTACCATGTCGTAATCCACTAGCATTGCTATCCCACCCACCTACTCTATCGTTTAATCTTTCAGCTGCTGAGTTTTTTCCTAAGCTTCTTTGCTTAGCTGCTTTCATGTTGAGCTTAGACATGGTCATGTTAATTTACACCTGTATCTGCTTGTTTGTATATTGTCCTGTACACTACGGTAATATCATTTATTTTGTAATTAGATGATGCGCCTGTAAACTTAAATTTTAAACTATTTACATTGCCAATACCTAGTAAATTAATTGCTTTAACACCGCTATTTGCAGCTGTTGCCCAGGTAGAAGCATCTAAATCATCAGCGCTACCATCGCCATCTTTAAAAATTGTTGTAGTAACAGTAGCACCAGAGGAAGTAGAATAACTAACTATTAATTTTTGCGGTCTTTTTACAGCAGCAGGGTTTCCAAAGTCTAAATCTTTAGTTTCCATTGACCAGACTGTCGTACCTTGACCTGAAGAATATTTCCTAACGTTGTTACCCTCTAACCAAATACAGTTGTCTTGATTATTTTGCAGGTTAGTTACAGCAGCTGCTGTATAAGAACCAAGCTCCGTAAAAGATTTTGTTTCAAAGTCGTAAATAAGAGCATCTGAAGATGCGCTACAATTCTGTATTATAATAAGCTGTGAATCGGGTGGATAATAACCGACTACTGGATTGGTAAGACCTGTCATTGGTTGGGAATTTTTATCTAATTTTTTAGAGATTTCAACAACACCGCTAGATGGTGACCAAATATAAATACCGGTTTTGCGGGCCCAACATATACCAAACTCAGTTTTAACTACTGCTGCGGGCTGTTCAACGCCTAGTCCGTTTAATGTAGACTCTAATCTCCAGCCATTTTCACTTGGCGAAGTTACATCTATTATGTATAACGTACTTTGTTTATAAGCTAAAATTTTAGTTCCAAAAGATTCTATAGCTGTAAAGTCTTCTCCATCGTTAATACCTATATCAATAAATTGACTTGGAGGAAATGTATCGTACTTTCCAATCGGTGTATATAAAATACGGTCTGGCATTAGTTTTTTAGAGGAAGAGCCAGACTCTACAAAATAATTTACATTGCATACAAATGCCCTTTGATTGCAAACTGTCACATCTTTATAAAACAAACCTGCTGATTCACCAAAAGATAAATGCCCTACATCGTAACTAAATCCATTTAATGATTCGTATGTATCTACACTAGGACCTTTTATTTCTATGCCGGAAGTATTTACAAAGTTAATACCACTACCACCATTTGTAAAAGCAACAAACTCGTCACCCATACTTTTGCGAACACCTCGCTCAAAATCTGCGTCTAAAAACAAAGTGAATAAATCCGTACTGTCTTTTTTCCGTATGTATATTCTACCACCTTTTATTCGCTTGTTACTTGCTCCAGTTCCTCTGACTAAACCTAGTAATACATTTGTAAAATATTGACTTATACCCATGGTTACTGATTCAGAATATATGTATAATAGTGACTCTTGATTTCCTTCGTATACAAAAGAAGAAGCTAACTCGTATGTAGTAGCTTCCCATAAACCATCAGCATCTGTGGATTCTATTGTAATGTCTAAATCAAAACCATTATTTATTACTGCGTAGTTAGCACTGCCACTTTCAGTAATGTTTCCTGCTGTAGGTGCAGCTAAATTATTAACAACTCCTACCCATGTATTAACAGCTCCTCCGGGAATTGTGCCTGTTCTGTCTATGTGCCCATACCAAAAAGCCTCATTCCCTGTCTGTCCTGTTTCAGAGTCTAATACTCTTAAAGCTCCATTAGCATAGTAATAATTCTGCTCACCCCCAGCGTGATTAGTTCCTAAGTCAATAGTATTTAAATGATTAGAATTATCTCTTTCGCTTATAGTGTTAAATGGGTCTTCTATTACATCGACTTGACCCGTTGCTACATCCGCAAGAGCTAGTAATTCTATTGATTTTTCTTCGTTACTTAAATTATTATCAGCTTTAAATAAAAATAAACCATACCCACTTGTAAGGCTTCCTGCCGACCTGCTAGTTTCCGCTGCTGATGCAGTGGATGAAAAAACCTGTCCTTGCCTATGTACTTGCATATTACTGACTGCGGTAATTTCATTATCTCTAATATCCCTAGAATCAAACTTTGTATTAATACCGCCTGAAAAATCCGATAATTTTAAGAACTGTTTTGGCATTAGTCTTTTATTTCAAAGTGTACAAGGTCATCAAAGCGATTGTCTTTGGTTTGTGTGTCTTGATTCCAGTCTCCACCCCATCTAATGTTTAAACCCATTTGATTAGCGATACCTAACACATAACCACCGAAGTAATGAAACCTATCTCTATCTGTCCAGTCTATTGGGTACGGCGCAACATCCACAGCAATACTCGGATTCTGATTGTGTTTACCATTAGGATACTTAACTTTACTATTGCCTTTACGGTAAGCTTCGTTTTGACGTTCTTTGCCCCTATGGCCTTCAATAATTGTACAATCATATTTTTTTACTACCTCTTTAAAAAGTTTTACTAACCTCTTATCGCAAGTATCTAACTTTGATTTGCTTTTACTGCTAAATCTAGGCATTACTTGTTTATTACTTTTCCCATTACATCTTCAAAGACTTCGTATATAGCAGAGATAATTTTCTCTTCTGTCTGTTCGTTGATAATAGGTATGTTTACATTTTTGTTTAATTCGTGAATAACTTTTTGTTTGTTCTCCTTATTAAAAAGATATTCCATAACCATTTTTTGTAGCATATTAGCTCCTTATTTCGTTTATTATTTTTATTATTAAATACACTAATGTTGCAACTGAAACCGCCATCTGTAACATCATAGGCAAGTCTGTCCACCATACTCCTACGCCCACTGCTCCGTTTAAAACAGCCTTTGTCGAGTCTATCATTGCCTTAACTTGCCTTTCCATTGATACGTCCTTTTAGGTACGCTAAATCATCGGTTACGTCATTCAGTTCTTTTACAATATCTTCCCTATGCCTTTGCCCTATTTCGTCAGACTTATTCCATCGCTCTATAAGCTTTATAGTAATGCCTTCTACATTTTTAATAGTAGACTCCATCTTTGCTATAGCTTGTCGTATACCATCTAAATCTTCATTCTGAGCTCTTTGACTCTTCATTAGGTTAACTATCATCATCACAAACAGTGATACAATAACACCAACCGCTCCGTATTCAGCATAAGTTTCAATCATTTATTTTTTCCAAGATTTCTTAGCAGCTTGTTGTGCTTTTTTATTTAAGTCTCCATAGTGAAAAAGACGGACACTAGACTTTGTATGGGTTTTACCAGAATGCAACTGACCATTAGCCATTTTGTGCATACCGCCCTTGTGTTCTTTACCGTCCTTTTTATAATGCTTTACTCCCATCGCCATAATGCTACCAGCTCTTCTTTCTAATCCAAATCATTAAAAACATATTAAACCTTATTGCTTTCTTCTTCGTTTACTTCCTTAGCTAGTGCAACTTTGAGACCATCTACGAATGCCTGTCTACCAAATTGTAATTGCTGAAGATTAAATGTCGTTGTATCAATCTTTCTGTTTAAGTCTGCAATGTGATTAACCATTGTTTTCTGGTCATCATTCATTGAATTGATATCGTATTCCTTACCGTCAAGATTTAACATTGGCGTACTTTTTTGTTTATTTTCTTTATTAGCCATTTTAACTCCTTACTTTCTTTTTAGTCCTAACTTTTGCATTAGGGTTTTGTTTTCTTCTTCAAGCTTCTGTATATGTTGCGATTCCATTCCTTCGACACTAGCAGTTAACACAGTAACTTTATTTTGTAAATCTTCAATCTTTCTTTGATGTTCTGCAAATTGCATTTGCGCTTGATACCAAGAGCCAGTAACTACCATAATTAAAAAACCTACTTTTATCAGCATAGCTACACTTAAGCTAATAGTGCTATCTGCATTAATTCCGTTTGCCACTACGCAATCTTTCCACTTCTCTTTCAAGAACTTCAATCTTTTCATTCTGCTTTATGTCAGCAGGAATCTCAGCATTTTGACTAGCTTTAGCATCTTCTTCTATAGCTGTAATATGCTCTTCATTTATCTTCACCTGGTACTCAAGAAATGATATACGACCATTCAACTCGCCATAACCCCAAACCATTGCACCAATAATTCCTACAGCTTGAAACAGCATGGGAAGTGATATGTTAAGGCTTGAGTCTTGTCCTATTGGTTTAGTCATTTCTTACACCCACACTCACTGCAACAACAATCATTCTTCATTTTCTGTCCTTGGTCTTGGTTTAGGTTTTTTATTAATAACTACACTTTTAGTGTACACAGGTGCACGCATATGCCTTGTGTCCCAATATCTATAATCATTTGTATTCCAACCTACTGCATACGCATTAGGCATATAACGATATTTAAACGCTGAAGTGTTATAAACTTTTACTACTCTACCACTATCTGTATAAGTAATGGTTTGATAAGGTACAGGCTCACCTAGGTCAGAGCCACTAACCATCATACCTACTGCTAGTCCTACTATAAATTCAATCATTTTTATTTGTTACAACTGGGTTTTTAATTTCTACTGTTTCCATTATTCTGTGTTTTATACACCAATAGCTTTTTCCATTGTAAATATCATCTATCAAGTAAACATGGGAAACATCTTCACTGTCTAGTATTCTATTTCCCATAACATTAGGAGCACAAGAAAGAATAAACACCCAAGCTATAATTACAAATGCTATTCTAATTACTACCATTATTAATTCTATAAGCATCTATATATAAATCATTATATATGCCCAAGCTATCTGCTTTCCAGATAACTTTTTTCATCAAGCTATCTAGCTCAAACATTTCTTGTGATAATTCTTCTCGTGTCTTGCCTATGTAATAATCCTGACAACTAAATATGCTAAACATAAAAGCTACCATAAATCCTACTATGACAAGTGCGTGTAAAGCTTTACTAGCATCAGCCCATTCGTTTAACTTCCTACGCATTTACCAAGGCTTTCCTTTTCCTTGAGTTGGATTCTCTTTAAGGTCTATTTCGTTTGCAATTCCATCTTCTATTCCCTTAACCTCATCATCTCCAAGTTCTGTTTTTACCCATCCAACAACCGTGTCTTCATCTAGCTTATCGTATTTTACAAAACTTGATAAATCAGATGTATCTAGTCCAACTTGACCATATCTCCTAGCAGGATATGTAACTTTTTTTCCATCTTTTGTTACTTCTTTTGAATCATTAGCATCCCAATGAACAGACGTAACTACGTTTGATTTACTATCTTTTGAAATCTCGTAGTCTAATGTATTTATTGACCATTTAATTGCCATTATACATACCTACTCTTTTTCTCTGTCAGCACGATTCTTATAATCGTCACGTGCTAAAATTAATGCAATTAACTTATCTTCATCTGCTGGTACTGAATCAACAGAATCATCAGCCATTAATTTAGGTATCCACTTTGCTGTCATTCTTTTCTTACAGTTAGCTACCTTGCCATCAATGGCACCTTTTACCCACTCTGCAACGTCTACTAAATCGTTTTTTAGTACCGATTCTTCGGTTGTTGTTAGTGTTCTTTTTGCTATATCCATTTTATATCCTTGTTTTATTTTATTTCAAATTAGTTATTTCGCTAACAAGCTAAATATCCGCTAAACGATGAATCTGCTGATACATTTGCTTGTGCTGTACCACCATTCTGTATAAAGCTTATTTGAGCAGTATCACTTGCATCCATATCAGCCAATACACTTATCTGTACTCCAACGCTTAAATCGGCAGTATAGTTTGGAACTGTTGCCATATTATAACTGCGATTGCTTGTTGCAATTTTTATACCAAAAGAAGAAGCAGCAGTGTCAATATCTGTTAATTGTACGTGTGCGTTTAATTGATACCTTCCTGTAACAGGTGCAGTAAATACGCTACTTGCAAAATTAGCGCCTTGGTCAAATATTTCTGTTCCAAACACAACTGTATGATATGAACCATTAGCAGTTATATCTGTTTGAGTTGAAGCGGGAGTAGCTAAAAATGCGGGAGTTGTTGGTGCTGTAACTGCACCTGTTGAGCTAATATTAATCCTTATACCAAGAGAGCTACCATCATTTGTATAAAACAATAAATTTGAAGATGTTTCACCTGAAGCTCTGTCTGCTTGTATAATTG